CTGATGATTGAGTAAATTTACCCCCAGCACCAGTTAATGCTTCGTGCATAACAATTACTACATCTTTCATAGAATAATTATTAGCACCCATACTATTGGTAATATCCATTATAGATTTACCTGTTCTATTTTCTATATTAACTATACTATCAAAGGTAAGTCTGAAAGTTCTTTCTTTTCCTCCAAACTCACCCTTAATTTCACCTTTATATTGATTCGCCATCTGTGTCTTTTCCTTTCGCTGTTTCATATTTTTTGAACTTTTTAAGTGTTTTATTAGACCTGATTATATCAGTTGTATCAACTGATTCACAAGTTATTTCTGATCTTCCACTTAAAATTTTAATATTCTGAACAACTACTTTATCAACACCGATAATGATATGGTCATAAGGTTTAACTGGTATATCAATTTTTGCTTCGACAGTTATTACGCCCTTTCTAGTAACCTTGTAAAAACCATTATATGTTTTATCTCCAACCTTTATCTCAACCATTTTGTACCCATCTGTCCATTCCATATATTTTTCCTTATTAGTTATTAAGCATTCGTGTAAGTCATTGTACCATTAGATTCAAGAGTTACTGAAAAAGTTTCTTCTCCATTGTATTCTCCTGCTCTTTCGTACGATGTAATTATGAATGCACCTTTTACAGTTGAACCATCTCCAAAAACTAAATCGTAATTTACAGAACCTCCTGTAAATGCTGCTCCTCTTAGATTGTTTTCTCCTGCAGAATCTGTAAATACTCCACTTGCAGATACACTCATACTTCTTATTCCCATATTTGCACCTAATGCTCTACCTATATCGTGTCCTGATGATCCACTAAATGTTGCTGAGTCTTTTGCTGTAATATCTACTAATTCTCCGTTAATAGTCATTGATGTACTTCTTAATCCACCGATAACTACTGCACTTCCACCACTGTTGTCTTTGAGTAGAAAACTACTACCTTTTTGTGCTGCCATTTTTTTACTCCTTTATTTTATATTGTTGTTTATGAACTTAAAACAAATACACGAAATCTTTGTACTCCGTGAGTTGTTAATCCATCATTTTCTTTTATAATATCAGAAAACTCAAATCTCATATTTATTAGACTTGCTCCTGATACTGATAAACTCGATTCGTGTAGTATGTCATAAACAACCGACATAATATTTTTAATTTCTACACTTCCTCTATATCTTGAAAAGGTGTGAACTTCAATAGTGAAGTCTGAACCTTTCTTGTCTTTAGTTCCATTATCTACCATTGTTTGTTCCCCTATTTTTACATAAGGGAATGCTGTGCTTTCAGGCACAAAATCATAAACGTCTGTTACTAAATTCTGTAATGTACTGCTTTGGTCTAAAGCATTGAAAACTGTTTGTTGTAGTGCTGAAGCATAATCACTCATTTGGCTATCCTATTGATTGCTGTTTTAACTCTTTCAAAAACTGCCTTTGCAATTTTACCTCTACTCTTTTCAAAAGCTGGAAATAGAAAAGGTCTAGGCAACATCTTACTTGTACCATATTCTAAAAATGCTGAATAATCTGCACCACTTTCTACTTGTGTTGTATTCTTATCTTTTTGTTTTACTCTAATCTTACTTACTAAATTACCTGTATCACTAGCTGGTGCTTGACCTGGAGCAGATGCTCTATGTTGCCTACGAGGATTATATTTTTGATATACAATACCTGACTTTGCACCTGATTGAATACTTTTTACTGCTTCTGCTCTAATTAACTGTGCACCACCTTTGACTACTTGTTGGAAGTCAGGTTCTAAATCTTTGTTCAATGTATTAAGTTGTGATAATACTTTTTTTAAGTTCTTAACATTAATCTTAATATCCATTAAGCTATACCTACATTCTCTTTAGCTTTGATAGTTATGTAATTATTGTTATCGTTCTCGTCATTAATCTGTATTATATCAAACACTCTTGTACCAAACTTAATTCTTTGTGCTGTAGATAAGCCAGTTCTATATCTAATTAAGAACTCGTGTGTATGTGGGTTCTCTACTTGTCTGCCTGTCTTATCACTAAATACTTGCGTTCCACTCTTTGGTGTTATCTTAGCAAATGCAGTTATAACAGTAGAATAACTTGGTGAAGCATATCCACCATAGCCATCTGCACCCTGACTCAAACTTTGTATCGTGATTGAGTTTTTTAATTTTCCTACTCTTGATACTGACATTTTATATTCCTAGTGGTGTGTTTATTCTTTTAATCTTAAATGGTTCTAATAACATTCCTAATGTTTTAGGTATCATATTAACCGACATACTCGTTGCCACTTCTCTATTCTCGTAAAGGTGTAAAGCTAAAACTTTAATTGCGTGTGTAAGTAGTTTAGGTGTACTTGCTGCTGTATCACTATTAGAAGTACCATAACCTGCTTTGTATTGTATTTCATAAGCATTAGCATTTCTTAACTCTGATGCTGTTGGCCAACTTACTCCGTTCTTTAAAACTACTCTACCTTGTTGGCTAGATGTATCTACATAATAGTTACTTGATGCAAACGTACTTGCAGAATTATCATTGTCATAATACTTGACGTGATCTACAGATATTAAATTAGGTTTAGGTAATACTATATAGTTAGAGTTAGCTTGTAAGTCTGCTCCTGTATATACACCTTCTTGTAATTTTTCATCAGCATAAAAAGGCAATCTATCTAAAAACAGTTGCTGTATTTGATATGTAATTGCTCTGCCTGTGTATTGTTCTGCCATATCTTGTGCTAGAAATACAAGTGACTCAATGAGTGTATTTTCTGTACTGTCAGAACTATCTATTCTTGCGAATGCTTTGAAGTCAGCTATACTTACTACATTAGTTATCCAAGCTGTCTGTGTTGTTAATCCACTCATTGTTTATCCTTATTTTTTTTTAATACTTTTTTTCTTTTTTTGTACTTCAGTTATAACTTTCTTTTGAGTTACAGCTTTTGTTTGTTCTGCAACACCATTGTTTAACCATTTAGAAGCTAACTTCATTTGCCATTCTGCTGACATATCCATTACACTATCTTTTTTGTAAACCATAGTTGATGAACCTGCTTCATTAGCAGTTGCTAACTTATCTTTTTTCATTTTAATTTTCATAAATTCTCCTTTTAATTTTGATAAGAGGGGGAAATACCTCTCGGCAGGATCCCCCTCCATATATTAACTTTACGTTAATTAGTCGTTTGCTTGGTTAGCAGTTGGTCCAGAGATTGGATCTCCTAATACAACTGATAAACCTACGATAGTACCTGTAGAGTGAGTCCCTGCGTGAGTTACTACACCTCTTACATATCTTTTACCACCAACATAACCTAATTTGTATGCTTGTGCTGCGTGTGCAGGTGCATCTACCACTTGGAAGATACCACTACCATCAACTGTACCACCAGTAACGAGTGTGTTGTTAGTTACTGCTGCAAACCCTGAAGCTGGAGCATCTGAATCTTCTAAAGAAAAAGAAAATTTATTTGTTCCGTTCAAAGTTATACCAGCTGCACCCACATCAGCAACTAAAGTTACAGATTGAAAACCTTTAGTATCAATACCTGTACCATTTGCTGACGCAGTTCTGACAACAGCAGACAAACTGTGATCAACTTTAACATTTTGTGCTAAATCTTTCATTGTTTATTTCTCCTATTGTTAATTACTGAATAGTAATTGTTGTTATTGCTTCTGGTAATATTACCTGACCACCCACTCTTCTTCTAGCGATGTATCTTACATTACCTGAACTAGCTTGTGTAAAAGGATCTCTCATAATTGAAAGATTTACTCTGTCCACAATCATATATGCTCTTCTTATATCACCAAACACTACTGGTTTAGTTCCATCTGCAATATCTGCCAAGTCTGATGCTTCAACAACTGGGTGTCCTAATAAATTAGAACCGATTCCCATTTGGTAAATTCCAGGTTGGAAAATATATTGGTTCGCATCATCTTTTAACTTTCTGATTGCAGAAAGAGTTGCTCTATTGAACAACCATGTTGCGTTTCTCATATATTCAGATTTTACATTGTGTGCTGCACCGATTAAATCGTCTGCTGCTAAAGCATCATTTGCTGCAGTTGTTATAGTTCCAACACTAGCATTCGAGATAAGACCTTGTGGCTTACCGATTGAATCACCAGATATGAAAGCATTTCCCTCTGCTTTTGCAAATTGTTCTGTGAACTCTGCGTTCATTTCTGCTTCAAGATTGAAAACTGAATCTTCAAGTTCTTGTTCAGAAATATCTACTAGAGCATATACTTCGTGAGCTGGAATTTCTTCCAAACCTACAGTGTATCCAGTTGTTTCACTTCTAGTGCCTTGTTCTGCAACCCATTGTGCTGAAAAAGTTCCTGTTCTTTTTGGAACTTGTACGCTTCTTTGAGTTGTTGTTCTTACTCTAGCTAGTGATCTTACTGGGCTATACTCTATGATGCCTTTGATTAACTCTCTCACATACTCAGGTGGAGCAAGGTAACCAGCTGTTGCATCGTTAGATACAGTTAAAACTTTAACCTCATCAGGTGAAAGTCCTTCTTTTCCCTCTCTTAACCATTTATCGTAAACTTTCTTTTGCATTGATTCAGCTGGTGAACCTTTACCAAAGTCAGGTCTTGATACAATAGTTTCAAGTCTTGCCATTTGCTCTTGTTGTGCCTTTTGCGAAAGTTCGTTTGCTTTCAATGATTTCTCAATGTCAGCATACTTATCTAATTCTTTGTCGATTTTAGATAACTTTTCTTCCGTCACAGGATCAGAAGCACCTTTGCTTTCGATCTGTTTTAGTCTTTCATCATTTGCGTTTTTGAAAGATTCAAAAGTTTTACCAAGAGTTTCTACAGCAGATTTTACTTCGTTATTATCCATTGTTATTTCCTCTTTGTTATTGTTTAATTATGTCAGCGACTTTGTTTATTAAGTCAGCTAACTGTTTGTTGTCATCACCAGCATCTCGCTGAGATAAAGACTCAGATAATGCTTTCGCACCAATCTTTGCCTCTGTCCGAGAAAGACCTCCTGCCTCACGCAAGATTTTTTCCCACTCTCGAATATTTTTAGCATTGCCTTTTACAGTTTCAATTAAAGCACTTTCGTTCATTGGGAAAGTTACTAAACTGATTTCCATAAGATCAACTTCTTTAAGAGTTCTAGTGCCTCTTTTACTTTCGTTGTATCCTTGCTTTTCAGGGTCTGCTCTAAATCCTATTGACATACCATCTAATGCACCCATCTTTAATAGTTCGTATGCTTCACGACCTTTTTGAGTACCCATAGCTAGTTTGCCTTTTACGAATAAACCTTTTTCATCTTCGTACATATCCTCAAATACTCCGATAGGTTCATCTGTTTTATGTTGATATAATAATTTTACTTTTCTTGCTGGTCTGGTTTCTAAAGATTTAGTGAAAGCACCTTTTTGCATTATATCACTACCTTGATCTTCATTACCAAATATAGAACCATAACCAGTAAAAGTTCCTTTATCACCATTCGCTTTTACTTCTGAATGAAAAGTAAGTTTTTTAATTTCAGTATCGCATTGACAAACTCCGTCATCTTGACATATACAAACACTTTTCATTGGTTTCTTTTTAGGTTTCTTATGGTATTTATCTTCTTCTTCTTCTGATCCATAACCTTTACTAATTGCTTCTTCATAAGCAGAGTGTGTACCACAAGGCATAAAAATTGTTTTGCCATCTTTAGTCATACTGTGAATACCTACACAACCTATCTGTTTTGCTTTATCTCTAGCTTCAGTAGGGTTGTCGTACATATCTTCATCTCTTGCTTCTTTCATATCATCTTCTGGTTTTTTTGCTTTAGATGAGATAACATCTGTCAAAGACTTTATAGCTTGTCCCATCTTTTCTATATCGTTCATAGAATATTCCTCCTTTTTTCCATTTTCATATTGAGAACTACATACAGCTAATCTTTGATCTGTTGCTGGATATTCAGAAATAGACTTGTCATCTGACATGCATCTACTAATGAAATCTTCTCTCTTTTCTTTATTGTTAGGTTTTACTAAAGGCATTATTTTTTCCAAATTTTTCCTTTAGCTTTGCTTACCCATTTGTATTTATCGTTGCTTCTACATAAAGCAATTCCAATTATTATTCCAATTATTATTTCCATTTTGTTTCTCCTTATAAGAAGTCAGGTGTTGTATATATTGCAGCACACCGACAGTTGATAGTATTACCTGCTGACCCTCTAGGATCTCCAGGATATTTTAAAAGTTCTCCTCCTACAACAAAGCTACTTTCTAATGCAGTCTTTTGACCACTAGCTATTGCGTGAGTAATTCTTGTTCTTTCATCTTGTATAGCCACCCATTCTTTAATTGTACCAGCTATACCCATAGACTCTGCAACTGTTTCGTTTGCGAAAGATGCAACTCTATGCGTTTCTGTTCTAGCAATAAGGTTTGCTCTATATACACCCATACCGATAAGTGTATTTCTTAAAGCTGTACCTGTTGCTTCTGTAGATAAACCATCATTATAACTTTTATCTATAACTTTAGCTAATCTCTTTCTAGTTGTATCATCAATTTCTGTAACCCATATACCAGTTTCAGTATCAATAAATTCTTCTAATCTTCTATTAAATTCAGCATCAAAGTCTTTTACAAAAAATTGACCTAGAGCATTCTGTTTAAAGGCATTCGCTATTACCATATACTGTACTCTAAATATTCTTTTTAGCTGTTCTGTCTGTTTTCTTAATTCTATATCTAACTCTATCTGACTTCTATTACTGTATGCAATTTTTACTTTATCGCCAAACTTGTTGAAGAAAATCTTTAAAACATTTCTAAAATTTTTTCTGTATGGTTCTCTTAATCTGTTTTGTGCATACCAAGTTCTTTCTCTAACTTGTTTGAATGTAAGTAATTGTCTTTTATTAAAAATCATTTTTTTTCTTATCCTTTACTTTTTTCTCTAACACCCACTTAACCATAGAGGTTTGTGGGTTAAAACTAGCTTCACTTAATTTGCAAGAAGTTAAAAGTATTAATACTAATAAACTAATGCAGTTTTTTAATGTCATAAGATTCTAAATCAAATAATTCTTTTAAGTCAGTTACATACTCTCTTCTACCAAAGTCTATGCTCTGTGTTAAAAAGATGTACGATGCATGACCTGCTGCTTCTTCCTTACTATTAAAATCACCTATTCTTACTACAACTTCAAATCTTTTTGTTTTCTTATCTTTTTCAACATAAAGTCTAACGTCTTTCATTATGTTGCTAAAGGGTGTCCACTTGGTAATAAATCCAAATCAAACTTCCCTCCTCTAAATTTTCCTGTTCTAACTGCAAATAGAAAAGCATTTACTCTAGCGTAAGCCCACTGTTCTTCTGAAGTTACACTAGGTCTTACACTTCCTGGATTAGTTCTATAAGCACCTATACCTCTTTTAAATACAGCAGATAACATTCTTAATGTAACTCTTTTTCCTTTTTTATCTCCGTGCTTTTCATTATGCTTATCAACTTTATTTTGTAATCCTTTTTTAACTGCAGCAGTAACTTGTTTTTCTTCAATCTCATCTTCATAGAATTTATCTCTTTCTCTATCAATCTGTCCTGCTACTTTTCTTGACCAACTAAATCCTGCATCTCCACCCCATAA